TTCCTCGGTTTCTTCCTCGGTCTGCTCGGCTTCGGCATCCTCTGCCTTTTCCTCGGTCTGCTCCTCGGCATCCTCGGCTTCGGTTTCTTCAGTTTCCTCTTGCGTTTCCGCTTCGGTTTCTTCAGTTACCTCGGTTTCCTCTTCAGTTTCCTCTGCCTTTTGCTCGGTCTTTAGTGCTTCAATCACTTTAGCTGCGACCAACTCAGCCAACTCCTCAATGCTGATGGTAGGCTGTTCGGTCTGCTCGGTTTCAGCGGTCTGCTCCTGTTCAAAGGCATCTGCTCGAATTTCCTTCATTCTTGCACCCCCTTCCCTTGTTTCGATACTAGTACCATAATAGGCTGGTGCTTTGGTGTCATCCAAGATGGACACCTCATGCAGATCCAAGTCTGTCACGGTTCTAATTTCGTCATTGCCTTCGGTGGTGATAACATCATCGTTGGCAATGAACCCAAAACTCCAACCAGACAGCTTGCCGTCCCTTGCTTTCTGCACAACCTCTTTGTCCGTGATGGTGATTTCGGCTCTCAAGCCAATGTTGTCTTCCTCAAGCACGGCACTTCCGTCTTCGGTGGATGCAAGAACCCTGTTTTCATCGTGGTTCAGCAACACAAGCACATTGCTATTCTTCTTCAGGGCATTGCGGAACACTCCAGCCTTGATGCGTTCGAGAAAAGTCCTGACCCTTCCGTGCAATGTTTCACGGATAGGCTTGGACAATCTCTCAACTGCGTTCACATATCCATGAATGAATACACTATCGTTTCTTATCTCTACTCGCATTATGTCACCCCCTTCCTTGCGTTCTAAGCGGTTTTATTTTTCGGTGTCCACTTTCACCTCGTTGGTGCTGTTCTGTCCGTCCTCGCTGACAGGCTCACCGCCACCCATATTCACAGTAGAATTGGTGTTTGGTGTGTAGATGTTGCCTGTCTTGGTGTCCAGAAGCACATCACCCAAGCCAAGGTTGATGACATCCAAGCCTTCAAGAGCATCGTCATCTTCCATGTAGCGGATCTCATTCCTGGTCTTGAAACCGCACTCAATAGCAATCTTGTAGGACTCAAACCGCTCCTTCATGCTACCCTTGTACAGTTCCTTTGTGTCAGGTGCAAAATAAAAGGACTTCTTTTCTTTCTCAAGCAAGAAGTCCCTGTTCAATGCCGTGGCAAATGCCACAGCAATCGGCATGATTGCGTTTTTGATGGTTTCCTCATAGGTAGAACCGATGTGGAAGATGTCCTTGATTTCGCTATTGAATGTGATTTGCTTTGCACTAATCTCGTTCTCTTTGGAAGTGTTGCTTGCCTCTTGGAATTCCATGCCATCGTTCAGGATGACCGTGTTGGCATTGCCAGCATAGTATTTCTCCCACGCATCCTTCAATGCTTGGATGGATTTTTGATCCAAGTGCTTCTGCGACTTGATGAAGCCTTTTCTGCTACCGCCTGTGACAGCAATGTCATAGTCATAACACAACCGCTTGAAGGCGGTCTGCAATGCCTTGCTGATTTCGTCCGTCAATCCTCTGCCAGCTGCACCATCCTTGCTGTTCCGCAACAGTTTGATAAACTGATGCTTTTGGAACATATCGGCATCCACCATCAAGGTGAAGTCCTTGTGGATGGCTTTCTCGTTCTTCTGCACCATCACCTTGTCGCATGGTACATAGTACAAAGCGGTGAATTTGTTCCCCATCTTGCCGATGTAGGCATAACCGCCTTTACCAAGCAGATAGTCCTCACAGATTGCCTTCTTAAACTGGAATCCGTCAAGTGTGTCCCTTGTGTCATCGTTAATGATGGTCACTCGTTCATCGGTGACTTCCTCGGTCACTCGCTTTCCGTCTTTCACAGTTTCCTTGTACAGTTTGAAGGGGATCTGTGCGAAGGTATTGCAGATAAAGTCAACACAACTCGCCACCGAAGGAATGGACAAGGTGCTTTCTCTGCTCATTTCGTAGCCGTTCAGCACGGCTCTCAACAGAACATCATCAACCTTGCCTTCGTTCAGCACTTCCTCTCGCTGTGCTTTCTTCTTAAACAACCCCATATTTTCACCCCCTTCCTGTCAAAATGTTTGGACGATGAATCCGTCCTCGAAAATAGTGTCTTGCTGGAGCAGATATGTTGCATTCAGCATTGCCATGACCATATCCACCTTTCCCTTTGACCGCTTCTTGTGTATGTAGCGGTTCATGTTCGTGTCGAATGTGCATCGTGCGTTTTCAAAGTTGATTTCCAGAAGGTTGTTCGGCTCATACTGGAATTCCTTGTTGACTATCTTTTCATACAGAAGTTTGGTAGGGGAGTGAAGTGTGTCACTATGCTGGCGAATCTGTATGCAGTTGATGCTTGCGTACTTGCCACCATCACCGCTTTCCCATTTTTGTGCCGATGACAGGGCATTGAAGCGGTCATATCCCAAAGCCTTGATATGCACACCATACTTCTCCTCAATGTGGAACACAAAGTCCTCTATGACTCCATAGTCAACGGTCTTGTTACCACAGGCAATGCACTTCATGGCTTCGATAAACTTTCTGTAATCCACTCGTTCAAACTGGCTCTTCTCTTCGATTCGTCCTTCAGGGATGAAAGCAATGGCATCTGCCAGGATGATGCCATCTTCCTCGGCAACCATGCCAACAGCACAGTTATCATTTGTCATTGCAAGGTCAACACCGATGTATACATCTCGGTCTTTCCAATCAATGTGGCTGACTTTGCATTGCAGAACATCGTTGATGTCAACAAAGGATTCCGTGCCAGCACCTTGGTATATGATGTTTGCGTGTTTGGTGAGGAAGTTTTCTCTTGCACTCTCGATGGCAATGGCTCTCGCTCTTTTCTTCAGCAAGTCTTCCCATATTTCAGGGATCTCCAAAGCCACAGGATTGCTGTGCTTGAGTATCATGTCATCGGTTGTCCAGTTCTTGGGATTGTCAGGCTCATACAACAAAGCGAATACTGTTTCGTCATCCTCGATGCCGTCCAAAACTCGCTTTGCATAGCTGACTTCATCCTCAAAGGGATTGTTTGCGGTGGGATATTTCGTGGAAATGATGCATCCCAGCTTGTTCAGGATGTTCAACTGTCCTGACCGCATGGCTTCAATCGCATAGGAATTCGGCAATGCACCGACCTCATCCGCAAGGAACACATTCGGCAACTTGCCGTCAAAGCGGTTTGCGGAATAGTTCAGCGGATAGTATCGGCTTTCGGTCAGGTTGAATTGAATGTAATCTCTCAACAGCCTGAACCTCGGCACTTCCTTGTACAGATAGACAAGGGGAGATGACCGCAAGGTTTCCTCAATGGCTGTTTTCACCTCTCTGGACAGCGAACCATCAGGTGCAACCGAATAGAATTTTGAATATTTCGGCTCTAATAAAAAAAGCAGAATGAACATTGTCGCAACCGTGTAGGTTTTGAAGTTCTTTCTGCAAATTTCCAGTATGGCGGTTTCATATCTCCGCTTTTTGGGATTGTCCCTGTGTACAATGGCAAGCACCGAAGTGTAGAACAGCCATTGATACTGCGTGGAGCATTCATACAAACTGCACCCAGCCTTCAAGCCTTTCGGCATTACCAATAATTTCAGGACATTCTCAATCTGTGTGACCTTGGTGGTGTCTAGGAAATACTTTTGATCCTTCCCATCAGCAATCTTGATGAATACACGGCATTGTTTCTTGACATATCGTGGGACTTCCTTTGACTTGACCGCCCACTTTGCGTATTCATAAGCCTTGTTCATTACTTGATGCCCAAAGCCTTCAGCAATTCGTCCTCGCCTTCGTTCTCATCGTCACCATTACGCAAGGACTTGATAATTTTGATAAGGGTGGCAACTGTTTGGTTAGCTGCCGTACTGGTCTTGTTGTATTCACCGATTGCTGGGTGGGTGTAAATGTTCTCTCTGCCTTTGACATATTCCTTGGTCACCAAGGCACCGTCCTCTTTGATTTTCTCTTCAAGGTCGGCAAGGATGTCCAACTGGACTCTGTATCTGTTGAATGTGGTTATGAAGAAGAAGTTCTGCTCTACACCATGCTCGGTTGCAATCCGCAACACTTCTTCTGCCTGTTGCTG